ACGCGCCTGCTGCTGTCTTTGAAGGCCTGGGGCGCATCCAGCAAGGCCGACGCCAAGAAGAAGGCCAAGGCGATCTCGGCCCGCAACAAGGGGAAGTGACCATGAACTACATTGAGATGGCCACCGCTATCGCCCGCGAGGAGGGTGTTGACCCCGATCTGTTTCTGCGGCTGATCCAGCAGGAAAGCAGCTTCAACCCTGACGCGGTGTCATCTGCCGGCGCGTTGGGTCTGGCGCAATTGATGCCAGGCACAGCCGAATATCTCGGCGTTGATCCTATGGACCCTGAAGAGAACTTGCGCGGCGGTGCGAGATACCTGCGCGAACAGCTCGATGAGTTTGGTGACACGCGATTGGCCCTGGCCGCCTATAACGCTGGCCCCGGCAACGTGCGCAAATATGGCGGCATCCCGCCGTTTGAAGAGACGCAGAACTACGTCAGCAAGATCCTCGGCACGGGCGCCGCTGATCGTGCCTTCAATGGTCGGTCGGCTAACCTGCCTCTGGCTATGGGCCAACCTGCCGGCGAAGACTACGGCATCGCCTCGACGGCTCAGATGCCCCCGTTCCGGCTTCCACAACTGCGCAGCACGCAGTCGGATGCACTGGCGGCATATGATCCATATGCTATCCTACAGCAGTTCAATTTGAAATAATCTTGCGCCGGGGACTGAGATGGACGTGTTGGAAGCAATCATGAAGTGGATCGTCGCACCCGTCGCAGGGTTTGTGTTCTTGCAATACAGGACGCAGCAATCACATGCCACCGACATTGCCGTGCTGAAGGCCGAGGCCGCAGCCAACAAGCAGGCGCATGACCGCGAGTTCAAGCAGCTTCAGGATAATTTCAAGGCCGTGTTCACCAAGCTGGACACCATAGAAATGGCTCTCAGAAAATGAGGATCAACCAAGCGACTGTCGATCTGGTCAAGGAGTTCGAGGGCTTCCGCGCGAAAGCCTATAAATGCCCGGCTGGCATCTGGACCATCGGGTACGGCACCACGGCGGCAGCCAATGTCGGTATCGTGCCCAAGGACGGCATGACGATCAGCAAAAGCGACGCCGAGGCGTACCTTCAGGCTGGCCTCGACAAGTTCGCAGATCAGATTGCGCCGTCCATCTCTGTAGCTATCAGCGACAATGAGTTCGGGGCCTTTGTCTCTCTGGCCTACAACATCGGGCCGGGTGCGTTTAAGAAGTCATCCGCCCTGCGCCTGTTCAACGCTGGCGACAAAGAGGGCGCGGCCAAGGCGATCCTGATGTGGAACAAGGCTGGCGGTAAGGTGCTGAAGGGCCTGACGCGCCGCCGCGAAGCTGAGCGCAAGCTGTTCCTGACGCCCGCAGATGGCAAGTTCGAGGGCCGCACCAGCGTGGCTCAGTCCACCACCATGCAGGCATCCGCAGTGCAGGTTGCGTCGGGCGCTGGCGCTGGTATCGCCGCCGTCGGCGCGCTGGATGGCACCGCCCAGATCGTGGCGATGGTGTTCGCTGGCGTTGTGGTTCTGGCGGCCCTGTGGGTCATGCGAGAGCGCATCAAACGCTGGGCAGAGGGCGACAGATGATTTGGTCCTTGGTGTTTCTGGTCTGCGATCCGTCAACGTGTGTTGCGATGAGCGGGCCGATCACCAAGACCGAGGAGGAGTGCCTCGCGTCTCTTCCCGAGAACGCTGCGTTTGTGGAGCAGCAATGGCCGTTCTCAAGAATAGTCTCGCACCGCTGCATCGCTTGGGGAAGTGAAGCATGATCTTTGCGCGTTTGAAACTGTGGGCGGCAGGCATCGGGCTTGTCATTGCGGCCTTTGCCGCTGCATGGCTTGGCGGGAGAAAGTCGGCCCAAGCTGACGCCAAGCAAGAGGAGTTGACCGATTATGTCGAAACCCGCAAACGGATGGACGAAGTGGGCCGCATGTCTGATGCTGACGTTGCCGCTGATTGGCTGCGTGAGCGCGGAAAGCGGTAATGCGGTCTGCGCCGGGACCGAAACGGCGCGGACGGAACATGCGGCGGCTTTGGCTGACGATGGCGGGCCGCTTTCGGTGGTTTCCGGCGCGCGGCTGATCCAGCTTCTCGACGCGGGCTGCGGTTATGACACCTAGACAAGAAGCCGCCGTCGAGGCGTTTAAGCGCACGGGCAACGTGTCCGAAGCGGCGCGTGAGTTTGGCATCAACCACCGGGATTTCCAGCGCCTGCTAGACCGGGCGGGCTTCACGCCGGACGTGCGGAAGGATTATCGCCTTGACCCGGCCATCGCTGACAGCATGAAGGCCGCCGGGACAAACATGGTCCCATCGCTGGCGTGGGTGAAGGTTCCGGCAAAAGACGAGGAGCCGGGCTATTCGGTCATGCTGCGACCCGAGGCAGAACAGCCCGAGGCCGTCGCAGAGCGCATACGCGCGGCGCTGGAGGGCATGGAGCCTGCCGAGCCTGTGCTGGCCCCTGAAAGCGTGATGGCCGATCTGTGCGCCGTTTATCCGCTCATGGACGCGCACGTCGGCATGATGGCGTGGGGCCGCGAAACAGGATCACAGGACTATGACCTCGGCCACGCGGCTCAGGACATGCGGCACGCCTTTGCCAAGGTGCTGGCGCTCACGCCCGCAGCAGAGCAAGCGGTGCTTCTGATCGGCGGCGACTACTTCCACAGCGACGATACCAGATCCGAGACGCCGGCAAACCGCCACAAGCTGGACGTGGACGGGCGTTTCTGGAAGGTACTAGATGTTGGTATCGGCATCATCGCTGAGACGATCCACAAGCTCTTGCAGAAGCACGCACGCGTACTGGTGCGTGTGCTGCGTGGCAACCACGATCCGCACTCTAGCATGACGCTCAACTTCGCTCTATCAGAGCGGTATCGCAATGAACCGCGTGTGACGGTCGAGAAAGACCCGCGCGATCTGTTTATGATGCAATGGGGCAAGTGCGCGATCTTCGCCCACCACGGGGATCGCGGCAAGCCGCAACAAATGGCGCTGTATCTGTCGGATGTCTGCACGTTCTGGTCACAGACGCGGCATCGGCATTACCTGACGGGCCATGTGCATCACGACCAAGCGAAAGACCTTGGGCCGCTGCGCTATGAGAGCCTGCGCGCTTTCTGCCCGCCTGACGCCTATGCCGCTGGCATGGGATACGGTGGCCGACGTGCTTTGCAGTCGATGACCTTCCACAAAATGGACGGCCTTGTGATGCGGGCGCTGGACCCGATAGACAGGTTTTTAGATTAATCGCGAGGGGCGCTAAGGTTAAACCGAGCCGTAGCGCGAACATGGTTATCGACCAACACAAAGCAACCCGTGACGGTTTCTTGTTTGTGCTGCGCCCCTCGCGGATTTCGTATCAAATCACCCTAGCGCCCGCAATCGCTTTTCGCGCTCCATCTCCTCGATGGCGCGCCGGATGGCGGCAGGGCTGGCCGACAGCTTGACCTTGGGCTTCGTTTCGCCGTCGATGATGTCAACCCACACCTTGCTTTTCTTGCTGACACGTTGCGGAGAGAAGCTGTGCATGGGAAGCACGATGCCAAACCGCTCACAGGCGGCTGCAACGCTGGATCGGTGCATTTCTAGGTGAGCAGCCGCGAGGGTCAAATGCCAGCCCTTTTCTCGGCAAGCTATGAGCATGTCTTTAGTAATGTGACGACGTGGTGGTGCCATCGTATCTGTCCTTTATTGCGTTTATTTCGTCTAGATTTTGCTGGAGCATATACAAAATAAGCTCAAGCTGCTCGGGAGTACACCAAAGCCCACCCGGCACGCGCACAAAGCCAGCGGCGCGGATGGCCTGTGCTTGGGGCGATGTGTCGTGCCGGGTGCGGGTCATGGTCACACTTCCCAGAGGTGCGGCCTGCCGGGTGCCTCAGCCGTGAAGAAGCCGAAGGCGTTGTGAAAGTCGTGCAAGGCATTGATGTAATCTCGCAGCCGTGCGTTCTCGACGTTGGCTTCCGCCATCCTCTCCATCATGTCGATGATGCGCTTGGCTTCTTCTGCCCGCTCACACAGCATGACTTTGAGGTCACGCTTTGCAAGCCTCTCTGATGGGCGGTCAAAGTAAACAGGATGCGGATAGGTTATGTCGCACATAATCCGCTCCATATTGCCTTTGGTGGTGCGGTACAGCTTCAAGCTACTCATGGCTCTCTCCTTTGATCTCTGCGAGGGTGGCGCGGGCTTTCTCTGCCAGAAACTTATTACCAGTGTCCTTGGCGTATCGCTCTGCGCGCCTAGCAAAATCCACTAAAACGGCTAACTGGTTTATGCGTTTTTGCGCCTCTATTTCCCAAGAGTTGTCACTCATTTCACACAACTCCCCTGCACCCACTGCTTGTCGGCGGCGATGCACTGTTCGTAGCGCACTTGGCCTCGCTCCAAGTCAGCGAAAATGATTTGCCCCATGCCGTAGAAAAATAGTCCCGCAACGGCGGTGATTGCCAGCGGCACGATGTTGTCCCAGAAGTCTCTCATTTCCGCCCCCTGTTCCAAGCCAGCCGCGAAATCTTGTTCGCCAGATCGTCCAACTCCGCCACCGACATGTCGCGGTTGTCGATCAAGGCGGTGTAGATTGCGTTGGTCAGCCGCTTGCTGGGCAGCACAGCCGATCCCTGTATGATCGCCGCCACCGCCTCTGACTGCACGTCACGCACGGGCATGGTCTTCGGTTCCCTGTTCCAGAACATCATTCGTCCCCCTCCGGCAGGTCGTAGCAGACAAGCCGAACAACACGCCCGGCTGCGACCAATTCGGCCAGCTTGGCTGCCACGACGGCGTCCGACATGTTCATATCCTCCGCGATCTCCTCGACTGTGGCGCGGCCATCAGCTTGCAGATTGCCCAAGATGAAGGCGGCCAGCGTATCATCCCGTGATACAGGCTCGGCCTCCAAGATGCTCACCGCCAGCCAAGGCGTGCGGTCTGGCCGGGTCATATTCGGCACAACGATGGCCTGCACCTTTTGGCCGACACGCACGCCTTTTTCGAGCATGACCTTCGACGGGATGAACACGTTTTCGTTGTCTGCCGTCAGCGCGAAGGCCGAGCCAGTGGCCAGTTGGTTAGTTAGAAGAATGGTCTGCTGCATTGTTTGCTTCCAGTTGCTTGAGTTGGTCTTCGGCGTCAC